GGATTGTTGCGGTGCTTTAAGAGACATTTTCTACCTCTTGTATTTTGGCAGAGATTAAATAGTCTTTTGCTTTTTGTAGCAAATGCTCACTGTCCCCCAATAACCCAAGCCCACGATTGCAATTTGGGCAAAGTAGCCCACGAACTCTTCCTGTAACATGGTCATGGTCAATACACAACCAGCTAAATTTTTCTTCTGGCTCACTGCAAATTGCGCAGCAGCCATGTTGGGCTTCATACAAAACATCGTACATTTCTTGAGTTGCCCCTCGACGTTTGAGTCGTCGATTTGCTACCACCCAATTTTTTCTACGCCAATCATTGATATGGTCTCTATTTTGTACAGCCCATTCTTGCCGTTTGGCCTGCATACACAGCTTACATTGCGACTTATGTAGATGTGACAATTTACCGCCACGGCTAAAAAACTCCGTCAAAGGTTTTTCTTGTTTACATCCAGTACAAGTTTTAATCACGATAGCCACCGCCTGCTGCTTTATATTTTTTAGCTACAAGTTGACTTTTTCTTGCCGACCACTGACCTGCGCCAGTACCATGTGTTGCTGCTGATTTGACCTGAGCCACGATCCGCTTGCGCAGGCTAGGCTTGGTGTAGTTGCCAGCGGCGTTGACCTTACCGCCCTCTGCATACATGTCTACGTCTTGCGGCTTGTCTTTACGACGGACAGCCTTCTTCCCCGGCATCTTCTTCGGGTTGATTGCGCCCATACCGCGAGAGGCCATCATCAGATCATCTTCCCACGGGTTTTGCCTTTGACAGCGCAGCCATCAGCACGGCTGGAAGCAGTCATACCGCCCTTGGCGAATCCTTTACCCATCTCCGTCTTGGTGGTGGGTGCAGTCTTCATCTTCTTGCGCATCTCTTCATCTTTTGCTTCTTCCATAGACTGCTTTTGACCGGGGGTCATTGAGTCTTCTTTGCCGCGAGATTCGCGCTTTATTTCAGCGGCGGCTTCACGTCTATCTTTGTTACCAGCTTCTTGAGCTATTTCAATTTGTTTTTTCTTTATAAAACCCATACCCCCCAAACCCACCGCTGGGGGTATATAAGCTAGTGGAGATAACTTACCACTACCGCCGCCAGACCCACCACCCTCAAGTGGGTTCAAGTCGGTGTAGTGCCTTGAATGTTTTCCCATGATTTACCTCAATACATTTTGCAACGGGTTTTGCCGCGAGATGCAATACCATCACCACGACGAGAAGCGGTCATGCCGCCAGAAGCCATTTTGACTGCGCCACCACGCTTAAAGTCTGAACCCGGTTTAAAATTCATAAAAGGGTCTTTAGAATTACGTTTTGCTTCAGCGGCAGCGGCGCGGGCTTCAGCGGCGGCGGCGCGGGCTTCAGCTTGTGCAATTTTATCCATACCCTTGGGGCCAGCAGCCCAAGCGTTTGGATTGGTCACAGTCGCATTTCTGCCGGGAAAAGCAACATTACGAACTTCTTCCATGTCTTTTATACGCTGACCTGCGGCACTCAAAACGTCTTCACCCTTGCCTGCTTGTTTAGCAGTAGTACGATTGGCTAAGTTTTTTGCTAGGCTTGCAGCTGTTTTGTAGCCACCGCCGGGAGTTAAGAGCTGTTCTGGGTATACAGGTTCAGCGGCTTGCAACTCTGGGTTAGCTTTTAACCTTTTCATCTTGGCGTCATAAGCTGCCTGAGCACGGGAACGGTTCTTCATCTCATCTGTAGAAATTGAAGCTTTGCGGGCATCTGTTTTTCTAGCTTGCGATTCTGCCTTTGATTTAAGGTTAGCTACTTTTGCCGCATCAAGATTTCGTTGATACGCTCGAAAATCAGCTTTGTTACTAGCTATATCTTTTTTATCTTTTGCTGCTTGCTTGGCTTTATCTTCAGGAGTTTGATTTAATATTGTTTTTGCTTCAGCTTGAGTCATATCTTTATCTGAGCGTAGTACACCCTTAGACTGACTAGGGTCACCATGTTTAACTTCTTTAGCAGGTTCATCAGCTTTTGGAAGGTCTTCAGCCTTTACTTCCCGTTTATCTACCGGAGCAGGTTTAGGTTCAATTTTAATTTCTGGCTTTTTGTAGCCTTCATTACTGTAATCTTCGTCTTTTGCAGCTTCAGCTTTTTTAGCACCAGACACGGCTTCTCTTTGCGCGTCTGTTCGGGCTTTAGACGATTTTTCTTCGTCATCAGTTGCAGAGGGGCCTTTTGCGTCCTTACCTTTGGACATCATGTAGGCCGCAGCACCCAGTGCAGCAAGCCCAGCTAACCTTCCAGCGCTTTTCTTTGCCATGATTTACTCCTTAGCAGGTTTTGCCGCCCATTTTCATGCCCAGTGGCTTAGAACCAGACATCTTGACTTGTGCGCCCTTGGTTTTGCCTTTGGCAGCGACACCATCGCGGCTTGGAGCGGCGGTCTTTACAGTACCCATTTTGGCTTTGGTGATACCACCGTTGGCCATTTTTTTCATACCAGCTTCTTTCATCTCATGCTTGACCATAGACTTAGGTGCGCCCTTAGCCTTCATGAAGCTGACCTCTTTTTTGACCATCGCTTTAGATTCTTTCATTTCGCCACCCTTGTTAAAAAGTTCGCTCTTACCTTGATTAGTCTTTGGCTTGTTGACCGCTTGCGCGTCAGCACGGCTTTTTGTGCCTTTGCCAAATTTCATACCCTTGCTGGCTTCGCTGAAATCCTTGCCCACTGATTTGGGGACTCCAACCTTCTTCGCAAACGCTGGGTTGTGAGCCACAGCATCCATGAATTTCTTTTGTTTAAGACTTGTTGCTGGCATCACTTCCCCGCTTGAATAAGCTGGTCAATTTTTGCTTCAAGGCGGTTAAACCGCTGGTCAATGTGGTCAGTAATTCTCTGAACCTCTGCGTTAGTTGCGTAATCACGGGCAATCTCCTCGCGTGTGATGTTGAGCAGGCGCTCAATACGTTTGACATCTTCGAACTTTTCGCGGATAAAAAACCACAATGCCCCCATGATGAGGGACAGTGCGGCAGACCAGATTGTTGCGATGTCCATCAGATCATCCTACCCTTGGTCTTACCTTTGACGGCACAGCCATCAGCACTGCTGACGTATCCACCATCTGCGCAGTTCCACGCACGAAGGCTCTTGTTAATCCTTGAATCCGGATCGTTTGCGGTCTTGGCGCTGGTCAACTTCGCTTTCATGCCTTTCATACGGGCGCAGAAAGAGTCGCGGCGACTGCCGCCGTGTGGCTGAGGCGGTTTTAATCCGGGTTTCCCCGGATTTGCTGCGTTGTAGGAAGCTCGTCCTTTGGCGTTCAAGCCGCCCTTCTCGGACTTTCCTTCCTTCCTCTGCCATGCGGGGGACTTAGCCATACACAATCGTCACGCCTGTGATATTAGTCACATCAACGTAAACGCCTGTGGCAAACAAAATTCCTTCGCCGGGGATGGGTAGAAGAAACGTGTTTGCCGTGCCTGCGGGGGTGTCAATTTCAAGCTTCAGTGTGCCTGAAGTACTCGTTCCATCATAGAACTTAACCGACCCTGCGCTTGCCCCCGCAAGACCATATACAGCTTTTACACGGACACGGTAGTCAACCGCTTGTCCGTCTGCCGTTAGTCGCGTTGACTGGACATCATATTGCATGAGCCGCTCCTAATTAGGAATTTGCAAACGGTGTGGCAACAGTACCAGAACCAAGCAAAACACCTGTGACATAGTACTTCAAAGAAGCCAAAACAGTCACGGTAATCCAAGAACCTGCTGCTCCACCAGTGGTAGTGCCGTCCAAGTTAATGACATCATTTGCTGCTGCGGGAGCATAACCAGTGGTTGCACCAGAAGCATCGGTTGCTACCAATAGCAGCGAGCCAACAAATTTATCTGTGCCGTCAGTTTTGATAGCCACGGCAGTTGCGGCGGTTTCTACAAAAAATGTGTAGGTCGTGCCAACATTGTTCAGAGTATTAGGGTCTTGACCGGGGCCGCTAGAAGTAGGGTTTGCTGTTGCGTTGATGGTTGGCAGGGTAATAATCAAAGTCGCATCGTTGGTGCGGATTACCTTACCTGCGTATGTGGCAACATCAAGCGTAACGGTGTTTGTGCCGTTGGCAAGATTAACAACTGTATTTGGGCCTTGGGAATAGAAGCCAGCCATTGAACGGACTGGGCCTTGAAACGTAGTGCGAGCCATGTTTTTTTCCTTACATGCAAGTGGAGGTGTATCAATCTGCATGTCGTCAGCCGGGACTGTTTGATACACCGGAGAACCCCGGAATGGTTGCAATATACACCAAAAGAAAAGGGGGCACAAGGCCCCCTTTCCGGTTTATCAGGCAGTGCCTGAAGAACCAAACATACCCAGAGGGTCAGACCAGCCGAAGCTGTAACGCTCACGGGCCTTGTAACGCACGTTGCCGGTATCGAAGTCGCCGTCCATGCTGTTAGACAGCGGAGTACGAACGAAGTGCTTCAGACCGTTTGGCACGTCTGTAGTCAAGAACCAAGCGTTGGTGTCTGTCAAGAAGTGGTTGACAGTGTAGCCGCCGGGAATTGCGCCCATTTGCTTGATGGCGTTGATGTCGTTGTCCGCTGTAGACACACGCAGTTCGGTGTCTAACAAACGTTTAGCGACAAACATCAAGTTTGGAGGAACAATCATCTTGACAGGCTTGGCTGCAATCAACAAACCACGCTCATCAGTCCAAGCAGCGATCTGGATAACGGCGGCTTCCAAAGAAGTCTCGTTCAAATCAACTTGGGTAGAGGGAGTGTTGCTGTTGACACCGCCAGTAATCAAGGGGTGGCTGGTATTAAACAAAGACACGCCGTCGCCACCGGGGTAGCTAGAGCTAAAGCCATTGTTCAGGACGGCAGCAGCCTTGACCTGTTTGGTGTAAGCCATAGCGCGAGCCAATGACTTGGTGTAACGAGACGACAAGCTGTCGTACAAGTTATCTTCAATCGCTTCTTCAGTGATTGAGAAACCCAAGGCAATGGTTTCGTGTGTATAGCGGGTTGACCATGCCTCTTGTG